CTGCAGTAAATGCTGTAATAGCGTTCTTTGTACCTTTTTCTCGGATAAAGCCTTGATAAAACTTTGCCTGTGTGACTTCATCAATACCAAAGTTTGTTAAATAATCGCGTGGTTGGAATCCAATGGTGCTATCACTATACAAGTGGAAATCACCCAATGTTTCTGGGTTGTCAATATCATTAAATCTATTAAACTTCTCGGCATTGTAACTAAAGTTTGGTAACAGTCCTGTCTTTAATTCTGAACTTGTCAATTGCGCCCAATAATTGGGGTTGAATGTAGTAGAGCCAACCACATCTTGAATTGCCGTGTATTTGTTACTCTTATAGCTGACCAAACTGCCCATGGCATAATCAGTGCCCTGTTGCCAAGCATCAACGCTGGTGCTATTAAACATAAATCCAGGAGGATTCATTGCCCCGGTCCATGAGCCTGTTTTCTTACCAACAAGTTTAAGTCTGTACTGTCTATTACCTAGTTCCGGAACGTATATAATATCGTTAAAGACATCAATGTTATCAAAAATTATTACATGTTCGTATTCAACAATGTCCAATTTCACTAAACTTAAAGTTTGACCGCTATTGGCAGTCACAGTAAACGTGTTACCATTTACAGTACTGGCCCTTGTAACTGACATTTGGTTATACTTGACAAAATTGTAATTTGTATCAAGAATTCTACTTTGATTTGGTTGATTCTGTATTTTATCCACTACTCCAGAAGTGGTAGTTAAATTTAGTTTATTCAATATCGGACTTAATACTAGAACACTGCCCGCAGTCCATCCTTGTTGAGCCCATGTTAAAAATTCTTTTATACTTAATAAGAAATCTCGTTGTACTCCTAGATCAGGATCGACATCAGTTAATTGTATTCCAATTCCTCGCAAATATCGTTGATAACTTACTAAAAAATCAACTACCTGTTGGCGATTGGCAAATTCAAATCCATATGGTACTGCTACTTTGTACTTTTGATAATCGTTGTAAACTACTCCAGCATCATTTAATACTGAAATAGTATAGGAATTATTATTTGCTAGACTTGGGATTATAGTAAAATATGGTGAGTCGAAATCAAATCCGCTTACAGTAAATCCGCTGGCAGTTTTTTCAATCACAACTCCACTATATGTGATGGTATTCGTTGGGGTAGATTTATATAACTCAATCGTATAACTCTCGTTAGGTATCACTACCCCGTTGTTTGTACTTGTTGGGCTACTTTGTTCTGCGACTACTTCAATAAAACTTTGATCAGTATACGCTGCCATCTTGTAGGCTAATTGTACTGTCACATTATCTAAATATTCGTATAGCTTTGTTCCGGGATCAATTCCTTGGTTACGTAAGTATTCTGCTATCCAGTTAACATATCCTGCGGCTCTATAAGTAGTTGTTCCGTTTGATGTCCCGTTAACAGTAATTGCTGCTGGAGAGATACGTTGAAGCGAATCACTTAGAACGTATTGATTTAACTTGGTATTTTTATAATAGCGGCCAATATCTATTAGACTACCGAAATAAAATGCTGGATGACTTAGTGCCAATGCCTGTTGCATTGCAAAGGCAAAATCACTGCTACGACGCCATACTGTTTCGACAGGGCCGCAATCACCAATTTTAAAAGTACCGCTGGCATTACTGTTACTAGCACTTTTTACTGCGAAATCGTTAGGTGGGCGTAATGCGCCGGTATCATCTACAGGAATTAAATTTAATAAATCAGGGCGCACAAAACGTGCATCTGTATATGAATCACCGTTATTCCAAACATAGCCTGCAGCTAGATCATTCCATAATACTAAATTACCGCCAGTATACGGTGCCGGACCATAACGGGTTTCCCACCATGATGGTTGTTCAGTAAAGCCCAGCATCTCCCAAGGATTTGTGTGTGGACGATCAGTATCATAAAAATACTTAAATATACCACGCCAATAGCCTAACAATGGTTCCCCGTCAATTGAGTCTACTAATTTATTGTAGTTCCAAGTAAAAGCATTGCCATTTACAAAATAACTATTAGTAATATAATCAACTCTATTACCACCAACCCATTGTAAAAAACTATCGGTTAATAGCTGGGTGAACTCTTGATTACTATAATCACTATCCCTAAACTTTCCGGGCATATAATCATAGATGTCAAATACATTTTTTGTGTAATCAACTTTAATATTATTGTAGATGCGTTTTTCAAACTCTAATAATAACTGATCACGGTAATCGCCCCAAGCAGGCGTAATACTACCATCATGACCCTGAATTACATTAATTGGGTTTTGATATGTTGTATCTAAATAGATACTTGGTGTAAATTTAGGATACAACCCCAACTTGGTTGGTGTTTCTGGAATATAATTACCATCGGTATTTGAATATTCGTTTATAGTAATTACGTCACCGACTGTCAGCGGAGCTGTTATTGTAACTCCCGAACGGGTAGCATCAAATGTATAATCTTGTCCCTTGACCAATTGAACGTTATTTTGATAAACTAGCACAGCATTGTTGCTTAGAGTAGTGTCACTAAAAATATTCGATATTTCATAGTCTACTATCTCAGTACTTAATACTGTGTATGTTATGGTATTTTTAATGCTACCGTATGGTACCATATCGCTATAGTACCAAGCAAAACTTTTATTTTTTACTGCATTAATTTGTAATAATAATGTGTCAAGTAATACTGGAATATTACTAAAATCTAATCCTGTAGTTCTAGTACTTAATTCTATAATTTTATTTTTAATTTTGCTATATTCATAGCGAGCCAAATCTAAACTTTTTATAAAATTTGTATCTGAATCGACTAAAAATAACTCGCTATACATCACTGGGCTTGCATGTTGCAATATACTTCCGCCCTGTGCTTTGATCTGCACATCACGCAGATTACTAACTCCTGGAACTACCCCACTGATTTGGTTGCTATTACCCACCATTGTTGTTAAATGGTTGCGCAATTGCCCTAATGTTAGAGTTGAAAAATTAGCATTGGCACTGTTAAAATCCAAATTCTTTGGGATTTCGTAATAACCCTGTTGGCTTATTTGACTACTATTATAAATTAATATATCAATTTGATCACCAGCAACCAGCGATGAATCTGTTATATGTGCGTAACTAAGTACCCCGGTAGGTGTTACAATCGAGTAATTCTTAGATTCTATACTGTTAATGTATACTCTAAAGTAGGGGGTTGATGCCTCAGTAGATGCCGGAATATCAATCTTAAAATACGGATTATTACCGTCATATATTCCGCTTATAATTTGAAACTGTTTAGACTTTTCTGTATTAGTAGTCCAAGTATTTCTTAAATTATAATCAGTTAGACTTGTATTTTGTTGTAGTGTACCAACATTGTTGATTGCAACGCCAACTACATCTAATTGTGTACTATTATCATGATAATCAAACGTATCAGTATCAAAGTTATTAGTGAATTGAATATCACCAATTTGGTTAAAGTTTCTATAACTTAATGGGAAACCCAGCACTGGGTCAGATGCGCCTGATCCCTGCTTATATGAAAATATTGGAGTCCCGACAAATGTACTATTTGAATATGTGCTTAGACTTACATCATTACTATCAATAACATCAAACATTGGTGCTTGATTTATGCCAGTTTTTTGTTGCCCTTTGTGCCAATTTGCGCCATCGTACCAGTATTCAATTCCTTTGTTAGGTCCCTGTAATACTACCAAATTATTATTTGGGCTTATTACATAATCAGTTGCTGGTACCAAATTAATCACATTTGCAGAGAGTGCTGGAATGTAAACGATATTAATTTCAAAAATTTGATTTCTTACTGTAGGATCAAAGTCATTGGCAAATATAACTCGCATACCCTGCGTTAGAGCAGGAGTTGCAGCATAACTTACACCATTAACAGTTGCTGCCGGAATGTTGTAACCAGCAGTTTGCAGTTCTATTGTGGTTCGGGCATCTGTAATTGTAAAATCTATTAGATCCACAGGTGCTTTGGCTACTCGACCAAAGTTATATAATTGTAAATCTGCTTCAAATTCAATAATAGGACGGGTCGCACGTAGAGCTTGGTTTAATATTGGTGTGGTATTATTGTATTGTGCTGTTGCATTTATAATATCAATATGAAACCATCTATTACTTCTTGTCCAAGGATTTAAATCACTACTGGCTCGATTAATTGTAAGATAGTCTAAATTAGCGATGCCATTAGCCGCGTATGCTTCGGGAGTTTGAAAAGTTGATACGTCTAATAATTTTATAGAGTCACCAACACCTTCTATATAATATGTATTACCTGCATAACTACTTGGAACTGCACTAGAGTCAAACGTTACTTTTAATCCGTTACTGAATATAACACCGTTTGGACTTTGATAATTTTTTGCTCCAATGATATCTGTGTCGACATTTACTGTAGTATCAGTTACCACTAACAATTCTAGTTGGCCTGCATAAGATGCATCGACACCATCTTGGTAATAAATTACTGGTAATGGTGCAGTAATGTCTGGCATTGGTTTAAACACATTATAGATTAGATAATCAGAATCTAAATAATAACTATACTCTGCACGACTAACGCCAGATTTAACAAAAACTTTCTGCCCCGCAGTGATTGTAAATGCCTGAGCTAACGGATTTAATGTTACTATAGGATCAGCATCATTGCTTAATGTTATTTGCCAAGCATTTAATCTATTTGCAACAGGAACAATCTGTGAATTAGCTGTCCAAAATATAGCATCAAGATCTCCGTTAACAAAAATTAACGATTTTAAATTTATTTGGTTGGATGAGCTTACCCCATCAAATCCGCCCTCACTAGTAGCAACTATAGTGCTTAATCGTTGCCCTTGCACTTGACTATAATGAAGTTGCGTACTTAAATCAACAACACCAGCTAGGTGCATACGTACATAATTGTCTTGTGCAGTGGGTTGTGGTACGTTAAAAGTTATAGTGCCAACGTCAGCACCATTATTAGTTACACCGAGTACATTTCTACTGCTTAGATTTGTCTGATTTAATTTTAGACCAGATACCCCAGGACTTGACTGTATCCAGAATGGATATCCGGGTTGGTTCACAATGAATGTGTACGTGCCACCATAGGCTAATCTAATTGTGGGATTATCAACACCGTTGGCAGTCGAGAACATGTAGCTACCAGTATTTGGATTACGTGTTACTGTGAATGTTTCTTGGGTAGGAACTTGTGCACCAAATACTGAAATAGCATCGGGGCCATCTTCTAACCAATAATATTGTGCAAAGTTCACAAATTTGTCAAAATCAAACAAGCCATCAAAACTATAAGATTCATTAGCAAACATTCTAGTTTGATTATCAGTCAATCCGCCGTAATGATTAACTTGATTAATCAAATCAATATAACTACTAAAAAAATCAATGTTGTCGGTAGTTTTGTTTTTAACAACAACACTAGGCTCAAGTTGATAGTTTTGTCTTAAAGTCGTAGGTTCGGGAACATAATTATCTGTGCTTTTAAATGTAGGAGCAAACTTACGGCCAATGTAACCATTAATATTTCTCAAATCAGGTTGAGTTACTAATTGGTCCAGTGTGGCATTTAAAAACTTTTGATTTGTGTCTGTTCTAAAAACTTCTGGTAGGAAGTTGCTGGTTTTTATTTGTGCCATATTAAATTACGATTCCTAATCCTGCGAGGGTTTGATTAATTTGTGCCGCGGTAATTGCACTTATGATTTGTACATTATTTGCGGTTGCTGCACTTACCATGATTTCATTTGGGTTTGCATTAATTTGTAGCAGACTTCCAAAGGCAATATTTGTATTGCTGGGTACTATGATAATGCTTGCTACATTTGGTGCTAATACATTATGCAAGTATGTACTTAATTCACTAAAATAGAAAGTATCACCGAAGCTCCAATTGCTAGGATCAAAAAATTGATTAATCGCTGCAATAGTACTACTTATTATATCAGTATCACTTACGTTTACATTAGGATTTTTAACAATCTTAAATGTTGCCTGCAGATTACTATCTGCTTTATCGCCAAATAAAGGTTTGTAAACTCCCGAATTATAAACAATGGTGTCACTTAAAGCCTTATAATTTTCAAGACTAGTTGAGCCAGTGCCGTATAAAGTTTTTAAATCATCATTTGACGGTGGGGTTGGCTCTGTTAAAGTTCCAGTAGTATCTTGAATCCAAGCAAGATAATCTTGACTGTATTGGGTAGTTAGAATATACAAGTCCATAATATTATTGGGGCTTGGGTCTATTCTACGATCATTAGGACTACTATGTCTATATTGGAAATAGAGTTGTTGTCTGCCTGTTTCAGCAATATAGTTTGTTAGCGGGCTACTTAATATTCTTGTAGTTGAGCTTCCGTTTGTAGTCACCGTCAATTGATAAAAATTGTTTTCACTAGTTGCGTAAAATATTTGCCCGTTTACATATAATGTTAGCGCTGCATTGATCGCACTTTGTGTGGCATAGCTTGTCACTACTGTGGTATTATCTACAGGTATAGTTGTGATAAAGTTATCAGTGTCTGTTACCTCTGTGAAGAATACATATTTTTTGTTTGGATTTACTGTGGGTGCAACAATATTAGTAAACAAATCTGGATTATCTGGAGTACCACTGTTATTTGTGTCCGGAAATGTCAATAAAATTTCTGTATTATTGACATAACCATCAAGACCTATTACAGAATCGTGTATATACCAAGTACTGTCTTGTCCGATTGGAGTTGAGCTATCAGCCTGGGTATTTGTTTTTAATACTGTAATTTGATCAGTGATTGTTAGTCCAGTTTTACTGTCAAACACTTTAACTTCTGGATCAAAATAAAATCTTGTTTCGCCAACACTTTGGAATACGTATTGAAGCCCTCGATGAACTATATTATAGTTTATGCCGTTGTATGTAAGTGCCACAAGCCAACTTGAATCTAATCCAGTACCAGCGGTACTACCTTGATTAGTAAGACTGAATGCACCGAGATTTAAATCTTGTGGTAATATAATTTGCCAAGATTGTTTTGATACATTATAACTTAATCCAATGTTTTGATAACTTTGCAGTAATCTAATCATCTGTGATGTAAATGATGATCCAGGTAAATCATTTTTAAACACTGGAATAATTGTATCAACTACTGCACCTGTGGGGATATTAACGCTTAATTGTATTGGGAACCCGGCATTTGAGCTTACTACGGACGCCCATAGGTATGTATTCTCATTTGGGTATGTACTTGTGCCTGTTTGGATAGTATTCTGCGCATCAAAAAATTTACCAGCGCCTGCGTTAAATCTTATCAATGAACCAGTTGTGATATATTGTAAATTACTACTTACCCCAAATCCAATTTGATAAGGTGTTACATAACTTGTTGTTGGATAAAAATATCCTGTACTACTATTACTTGATGCGCTAGATTGTCCCCAATAGGTTGATGTTGTTGGTGTATATCTTGGAAAGTTTGCATAGTAGTAATGCAACATGTCTTTACTAGCTATCAATGGTTGTACAGTATTATAGATTACATTATATAAATCTGTGGGTGTATTAAAGCTAAAAGTATTGCTAGTTGTAGGAGTTTGGGTATATATTATTCCGTCATCACAGAATATATTTGTGCTGGAGTATTTGCCAGTGACATCTAATACATCTAAATATCTACTAATTCCGCTACTGCTACGATTAACTGCTTTTACTTTTAAAATACTACCAAAGTTTGTGTACGGGAATAGATTGTAATCTTCTCCGGTAATCATACGATTTTGTGTGTAGTATTGTGCCGGTGCTTTTGTGCGAATATCGTCTATACTTTCACGAGTCTGACTGTTATTAACTGTGTAATATAGACTTGCGCTAATTGTAAGAGTTTCCACTTTATTGTTACGACTTACGTAATTTAAGGGAATAGTAATATTCTGCATTTCATCGGGTGTTACTTTATATTGCAGTCCGTTACTAGTTCTATAGTAAAGTCTATATACACCCTGCGGAATATTTGCAAAACTGCCATCACCAAATACTAAATCAATTTGATCATTAGTCTTTGAGTTTATTTGATATAGGTTTCTATTTGTGCTTTGATTATAGATGATGTTTATACCGGCGATTGCAGGCACTGCACTCCATTCTGTAGTAGGATTGCCTTTTACATCTAATTCGTATAGCCATACGTCTGTGTTATTAATATTATTATAGTTTACATTTACAACACGATTAGGTAAACTTTGTTGCAAATTAAAATCTTGTGTGGCCAAAGATCCCTGTTTAAAATAAACAAAAAATCCAGTATTATTACTACCGTTTCCTAAATTATCATTGCGATAAAGAATATTAAATTTGCCCGAAGGAGTAGGATTAGGTTCGTATATGTAATTTTGATTTACTGTAGTAGCACTAACTGCTTCAAAATTAACTTGGTTACCCTCTACTAGAGCGTTAAAACTATACTTGGGCAACACTCCGGGAACTAGATTAATACTGTACTCATCAGTCTGAATCCCATTAATTGATTGGCTTGCCCCTGGTTTTCCGATTGCTTGATTGGTGATGATTGACGCATTTAAAATCGTAGTCATCTGCTCTTGCCAATCAGGGTTGGCGGTGTCATTCCACGAAATTAGTAAATTGCTTAGGTTTAGCCCGTTACTGTCAAATAGATTTTCGGTAGTTTTTACACTATCTATTTTTAAAAACCCGCTGGCAGTGATATTACGTTTGGGATTATAGCTGATTAATCGAGCAAGTTTTAGAATACTATCACGACGTTCTGCAGTGTCAAAGAAGTTTTCGCGGGCATTCATATCGCCACGGAAAGCCAAACTTTGACCTAAAAATGCGATTAAATCTATTAGAGCAACGTATTCACTACTCTCTGTAAAGTCATTAAAATCTTCAGGGTAGTATGTACGCAAGTAGTCAATCATGGTCTTGCGTAGAGTTTCAAAGTCGTAGCTTTGGAAATCAGCTTGTTTGAATGTTTGGTAAACCTGTGTCCAATCCTGATTTACTAATAAATTTGTCTGACGAGTAGTTATTGACATCTAAATATATCCGTTATCATATATTTATTTAAAAAATAAACTACGTAGTTTATTAGTAAGGGCCACCAGCAGTTAGACTGCTCGAATTCGCATCAAATTGTAGGCTAAGAACTGTAGATTGATTTGTAGGGATAAAGACTAAATCAAGTTCGATTTGAATACCATAATCCTGGCCTGTGATTGTTATATTTTGGAGTCCGATTCGTGGATCATATGCCACAATATTTTTAACGTCATCAATTATTAGCTGATTCGCATGTTCATCCAATGGCTCAAACAACATGCTCCATATAATGCTACCAAAATTTGGTTGCATCAGTTTCTCGCCTTTTCGTACGTTGAAGTGATTAATCAAATCCTGTTTGACTAAATTGACATCAGTCGCACGAAATTTTTTACTGCGATTTACTGTGCTAAACCCTTTGTATAATGTTACCATAATAGTATTTATTGCTCCGAGTTAGCCAATTGTATGTGTACTGCATCAGGCTTGCTGAATGTGCCGCCCCAACGCAATCCGTATTGTGCAAGGTCGACAGTTCTAGCGATTAGCGGGCATTGACTACTATCAATTGCCACACCACTGTTGTGTGGGCTGCCTGTACCTCCCGCACTAGCTGGTTTCGCAGGGGTTGTTATGCCCCCGGCAGTTGGATTATTTGGTCCACCACCAGCTGCTAGCCATTTCTGATAGATTGCTTCTTGATCAGCTGGACTACGGTATGCACTGGTAATAGTTATTTTTGCTCCGGTACTGGTTTTAAAATCCTGTGCCATAGTTAATATTGCATTTTTAAATGTACCATTAAGTTGATCAAAATTACTTCTAGTTCCGGTACCATTTCCTTGGAATGTAAACACATCATCAGGATTAATCCCTGTTGTATTATCACCACCAAGACTCGCAACTCCGGTGGTAGTTGCAGCACCGCCTGCAGACAACACATCAATGGCGTATCTACCCTGATTATAATAGTCGGAACCATTGCGCCCGTATGCATCTTCCAATAAACCCTGCTTGCGCCATTCTAATGCAGAATCTACACTTCTAAATTGATGTGCAACAAATAGCATGCCTGCTGCCATACAAATATCATCACTAGTGGTTATTCCACCATTACTCAGTAATGCGGTATAGTTGTCAGTGAACTCATTAAATTGTATAGTGTCTTGAACATTAGGGTTACTAAAGAAGTCATCTTGGCTTTGTATACCGTCTTTACCAGTCCAACTTTCACTGTTACTCAGAGTCGATGTGCCGTATTGGTTTATAGCATCTGGCTTAATGTATCCGGCATCGGCTAGGTATTGTGCATCAACTTGATACTTGCCAATCCTAGTAGAATCATCACTGACCATACTGTAATTAAATTGACTTTCAAAATATCCTAATTCAGCCATTAGTGCTTTTACCTGTTGTTGGGTAAACTTGGGCGAACTAGTACCAATACCTCCTGGAGGGTTAAAAGTTGTTGATTTCTTTAGGAACTCTGCAGGACAAGTATTGCCAACAACTTGCGTTCCGGCGGCATTAGTGATACCATCGTCTCCAGTTTGTGCTGGACTATTTCCCGATTCTTCGGTGCGTACAGGATTACCTGATCCGTCAGTTACAGTAGATCCGTTACTTGTAGTTAATACTCCGCCTGATTGTTGGCCAGCATTTGCCAATGCCTGTTTTACTGTAGCCTGATGCGTTGCAATCTGCGTTGCCACCATATCTACAGTAATATACCCAACGGCATGTCCTGGATCAAATGCAGGATTTGCATTATATTGTGGACTGCCACCAGGCCATATCACGAAACTTCCGGGCTTGCCCACTGCTGCAGGCCATAAAATAGTCAAGTAAATATCCACTAGGCGTGGACTTGGTGCTTTGCCATTTAGATTATTAAATTGAAAATACTTAGTAACGTATTGACATTGTGTGGCTCGATCCATTGCCCGCAATGCATCAGTAGTAGTACCAATGCTGGTTGCAGCTGCTTTACCGAATTGGATAAGTCCAGTATAGCCCAAGCTATTAGTAATTGCCGGATCCATTGTACCACCGGTTTCTAAATGCATACATGCCAACATGTCTATATAACTTAGGTTTAATGTATTTGCAGATAGTTGCACGGCGTTAATAAAATCTGTATCTGTGGTCCAAGGAGTCGGTCTTCCTTTATCAAGATTATTACCATTAGGTGGAGGTAACGTATTATTAATCGCGCCACCGCCCATCTTAGGAGTACATACACTACTGCCAACTTCTTTAGTCAACGGAGCCGGCGTTCCAGTTCTTACCCAAGGCTCATGACTTGGTAGTATAGTAACTACGCTATCAACTGCCTGTGGTACACTACTCCAAAGTTTAGTTAAACTACTGTCGTATGTAGTGTCTGCAAGTTTATTCTTGGGAATGACTGGGCATGAAATACTATTTCCGCCACTGCCACCGTTTAGATCAAGAGTACTACCATCAATCTTCATTGCGGACGCGGAACTCATGTTGAGTTTGCCATCACTGCTGACAATAACTTGACCACCGCCCATGCTCATCTTGGCACCGTATATCAGCGTACTGTCTGCACCACCAATTTTAATCTGTCCGCTGGTCATAGTTGTTGCCGTTGCGCTATCCATATTGATACTGCCGCCGGCCTGCATGTTGATATCATTGTCGGCATGTAGATTTAGTGTACCTTCGGTGCGTATACTTAAATCACCACCTGTATAAACTTTAATACCAGTATCATCTATCTCTACCCAGCTGGTACCATTCTTATGAGCAATGTACATTGTACTTTGATCATCGTTCATTAGTATTTGATGTCCACCAGCTGTTCGTAATCTTATTAATTGATCAACACCATTCGCATCACCATCGTCCATGACAAAAGTGTGCCCACCTTTACGACTGGGTACTGCAAATTGATCCGGAGGTATTGTGCCACTGGCTACTTTAGTTGCATAGTCTGGATCATCAGCAGGATCTTTTGTCAATGCTCGACCTGGAGTACTGATACCAAAAACATGGCTCGGGGTTTCTCTTTGACTGCTACTACTTATTGCCCCACGAACTTTATCTCGATCCAACCCCTGCTGGAATAATATATTTGCTTGGAATTCATGTATTGGTTTGGCATTATTATAAAATACGCTGTCGAAATAGTTTTCAACATTCTCGTTAAACTCTGCCACAGGCAAATATTGCGGGGGTACATGATTTTCAGGAAGAATACTGGCTTTAATGTCAGCACTGGCACTGTTACGATCAACAAAATTGCCCGCGGCCATTGCCGGTACCATCCATTGACTTATTCCGGGGCTAATACAAGCAAACCAATAACCCCTACCAGGTTGTCCGTTTACGAATGTACATAATACTTGACTACCTATATCAGGGGGAGTCATCCACATACCGTATGTGTGGTGTACGTCGGCAAATTTATTATTAATATCGCCTGCTTGTGCAAAGGTAGTCCCAAAATAAGGACTAGCATAATTTACCTTACGCCAATTATGTTCACTATTTTCATCTCCCCCAAAGTCAGGAATCCACACACGCAGTCTACCGTTTCTTGCAGGTGCAAGATTGTCCTTGACTATGCCTACATAAGTTCCGGTGTCGTTTTTAACCCCGGCAACCGATTCTCGGTCAAAGTTCTTTGCTATTTTTTTGCCTACTACGCCATCTTGTGCCATTTGTTATTCCATTTATACTATTGTGCTACCATCGCTGAATGCGTTATTACCTATATCAACTGTAGTTCCATTTTGTGCAATCTTTTGTAAATTTGTTGTGTCGGTTGAGGTATCGGCAGCCGGTATTTGTTCATAGGGATCTATTACAGATTGTCTTTGTACTTCGCTGACATTGTCGTCATTAGTAGGCCCCTGCTCTTGGCTGACTTCTTCTGGATCCGGAGAAGAATCAATACTACTGCCGGTTACTTTTGAACTGTCTAATTTATCTGATTTCTGTGTTGACGGATTTCTAGTCACATCAGTTGATTGATTATCCCAGCCCTTGCTTACTTGTCCGGAGTTTGGTTGATTTGGATAGCGTACTAATTCCAACGTCTGTGTAAATTTACCACCCCTAAACTCACTATCAACTTTAATTACTTTATAATATCCACTAAAATAACTTACTGTATACTTACTGTCTTTTCTTAGTAGTCCAGTATTTTCATCTATATCAACTGGAGTTTTGAATGTAACGTTACAGAAGATTTCGCCATTATCCATGGCAATACTACCGCCACTAGGTAGATATTGATTTTTGTATGTTAATTTTAAAAATCCCGGATTATAAAATATGTCGTCTTGTTTGATAAATTCTGGATCGCCCAATATTTGTAGTTTTAAATTTATCATATCACCTTGGGCATTGGTATAAAAACTTTGTATAACATTACCGGCATTTTGTGCTGCGCTACGAGTCTCGGATCCGCCAGCCATAGTTCCATGATCACCACTTCGTAATTTATATTGATTGGGTTGTATATCGTTTACTTGTTTTGACAATTTACCAGTATCTTTGTCTTGGTCATCTTTTGCAGATATATTTAATGCAGTAGTGTTACCTTTATTGACTTGTAATGCTGTAAAATACAACGCATTAAAGTCTATGTCAAAACTTATAACTTCTGTGTTATGACCAGTATAGATATATTGATAATCTTTTACTGATCCAGGCGGGGTCGTTACTGGTGCTGCGGGATGTCTACTATTGTGATAGGTATACGGTTGTATGTAATAGGTTATAATCTTACCCCATTCATTTCGAGTTTTGTCAAACTTTGTAAGTTTAACTTGCGGTACTACTCGATACCAGTTCACAGGTTGCCCTTGTTTTAAATCACTTAACTGTTGTGCAGTAATTTGTGTGGTATTGGGATTTTTATTTTGAATCGCTGGATCATTTAATTGTGATAAAATATAGTCACTGTTTTGCATCACCATGTCAATAATTGACATTATTTGAGTTCCGGCATTTAATGAGAATACAGAAGTTGATAAATCAGGACCAGTTTTAGTAGAATCTTTTGCGGTAGTAGATGGGGTATTGTCTGCACTATTCTTTTTAGGATCTACTATACTAGACTCACTAATTTTACTGTCAATAACAAAATTAATTTGATCTGCATAATCCATATTGCCATCAGCGGCTTCTTTAATGTTCCAATAATTGTATGCAGCTGCAAAACTGGCAGTAGATATTGATGCAGGTGGCGGTGGGGGAACTGCCGCGGTACCAGTAGTATCTTCACTACCCCATGCATTTGCATCTAATTCTCTTTTTCTTTGTTCATCGGGGCTATTAAATTTATTATAAGTAGCAGTTTGTTCTCTTACTGAATCTACGGCATTCACCTCCTCAGTGGTAAGGGTACTTAGAAAATATTCTCCGACTGTTTTTGCAGTTACTGTAAAATTTGATTTGATAGCCTGAACCGATGTAAAATTTGCTTGATAATGAAATGGTACTGCTTGTATTACGTATTCTGCTCCTTTTACACTGGCTTTAATTTTAAAGTTGGTAATTTTAATAGGGATCCATTTAGATTGATTAGCAATTATAGTAGGATTGCCTGCATCATCCATCCCGTAAAAAGCAATTTCTAATAGGTAAGGCATATCAAGATAATTTTTGCCTGTTAATTCTGCATTGTTGATATCCAAAATCCTATTCAACAATGTCATTCCATAGGGTTCAATTATAGTGAAATTAATTTCTATAGCATTACTTGATCGTGTTTCTGTGTTAGGCACAATCAGTGTGGTCATTTTTAAATTATCAAAATAAAAATCATCTTTGAAATTTGCATCCCTTATACTACTGTATCTATTTGCCTCACTGATAAGATTTTTACTAATGGTAAAATTATTTGGTGTATTGACCATTGTATTATAATCAGCTGCAGTCAGTATATGCAGACTTAGATTATAGGTATAGGAAGCGTAACTACTTAATGGGTTGGGTTGCGGAGAAACTTCTGTGTATCCGTTGACCTGTACCTGTGTATCTGCTACTGATTTTGCTTCATCTGCAGAATTATATCCAGCATAAGATCCACGCCCAGCACCGGCACCAGTTGGCGGTAATGGGGTAGTTGTTTCAGTCTGAGGTGCTCTAGATAAATTAGCAATGTCTTGTGCAGGTAATGGAACAGATCCTGAATTAGTACCAGTATTCTGTGTTACTGGATTGACGATTGTGGTTTGATTAGCCACAGCATCTGCAGCAGTGCTATTCGATCTTACTAGATCTCGTTGTGCTTGAGTTAACGGCATTGATTAAATACCTAAGTTAGTAACAAGTGTAGTCTTTTTAGGAATAAAAATTGTTACGCCTGCTTGAAAATCAAATATCGGATCATCTAGGCTATTGGGGTTACGTGCTTTGAATACCCACCATAAACCACTATCACCATATAAATCATATGCTAACAAATCGGGACGATATTGGTAAGTCCCGTTAATGGTAAACGATACATCATCTGGTTGTTTATCAATTGATCTATTAACTAAAAGATCTAAAAACTGCCCACCAAAAGTATTTGTGTTATAGTATGGACTAGATTTGCTATAAGTTACTGTAGTCATTATAGGAATCCTCCGTTACCGCTTAATAATTTGCCTTGACTAAATGCTGTTAGGGACATGTTATTATGTACATTGCGTCTGCTATAAATGGGTTGGACTGTTACTGTTAATTGGCTAGTTGTCGGAAGTCGCACTAACTGTGTATTTCCATTAGTCGAGCTTTGATCTGTATATGGAATTTCTACATAATCTACATCAGCTGGCATGGTGTGTTGAAAACTTGTCACAACACAACTTACGTGCGGAAAATATAATTCGCCGTAGCCATCCAAGAAAACAATTGGTGGGGGATTTCCGGCTAAACTATCGTTCGCCCCAAAAAACATTTTAGTACAACTTCTAAAATAGTATATTGCAGCCAACAAGTATAGTCCATCATCTCTATTCTGGACTGCGAAATCACCGGTTATAGTAATTGCCGACACATCAGAGCCTTCATAAAAATAATTTTTGTAGTTACTGTGTGTTAATGCTTGTTCTTGATATCGAGCATTATGTGTGACTGTTACACTAGGGGTATAAGGAAATACAACACCATTGGTTCTTTTTAATATTTCCATTAATTGATTGTTTTGATCTTTATAAAACAAACTACTACCAGCTGGTAATCCAATTTTCACACGCCAATCATTATTATACAAGTTAGTGGGGTTAGTGGGTGAGTTTGGGAAAAACTGTGTGGATATTCCGGGCGGAGTTGATTTATTAAACAACGAACTTATTCCACCATCCAATAACCCAGCAATTTGTTTTCGAATTCCTGACGGATCTACTATGTTTAATGCGGTGTCCAGAATTCCCCCACCGGATGTAAGTCCCGGGGATGCGGTTGGATCGTTTGCACCAGCGTCTGGTAGTAATGCCATTATTATTTCCTAGTATATTGTATTTATAAACAGAATTATCTGCTACTATTATAAAAGACTTGACAACTCTACGATAAATATGTTAGTATACGCTAACTAATAAGGAAGCAAAGGTGAAACATAATTACCTCAACAACAAAGACATATTAAAAGAAATCCACAAAAGTAAATCCACGTACTGCACGTTTACCAAACCAGAATATGCAGATTATGATATGATTTTACCGGATATCAGCAAAATAAACAAAAAGAACATCTTAGAAGCAAGAAAATTACGTGCCGAGAGACTGACCAAGCTAGCCTATGACGCAAGTATTGCCGAAGGAATCAAGAAGAAATTAGATGAATTTGAGATAAAACTCAAAGATGTTCCGGCTACAGATGTAGTGTTTAGAGTAATGACTTGGGATCATATTCCCGTAGATGATGCCAAAACCAAAAAAGCACGTATGAATGCCCTAGAGATTGAAGACGACGAAGATCCTTTAATTACAGAATACGATGAAATGGATTTGACGCATACCAAATATGTCAAAGTTAACTTCCCGCCATTTCAGCATTATATGGTTGATGAAGACAATAACCCTGTACTAGTGGGTAAAAGTCACTGGAAGGGCGATTTTGAAACTGGTGAGTTCGATAAGATGCACGGTAACATGACTAAGAAATTAGCTCATATGTTTATGAAATTGTGCGAACGCTATGCTACCCGTAGTAATTGGCGTGGGTACACTTATAACGATGAGATGCGCAGTCAAGCATTGTTACAATTGACTTACATAGGATTACGTTTTGATGAATCAAAATCAGCTAATCCTTTTGCTTATTATACTGCAGCCGTCACAAACTCATTTACTAGAGTATTGAATATAGAAAAACGTAATCAAAATATACGTGATGACATTTTAGAGATGTCGGGTCTTAATCCCTCTTACACTCGTCAGGGCATGAGTGGTGGATATAGTAGTGGAGGGGGGCACGAATCAGACGAATAGTATAAATATAAGTGTAGTTCGCGGGCGTCCACTCCCCAACTACTCTAATACTTTATAGGAGTACCAGCAAATGTATTTACACTACTATGTCTATGCTTATTTGAGAAAAAACGGAACCCCGTACTATATCGGCAAAGGTAAAGGTAACCGAGCATATGACGATCATGTCACACATCGTCCACCAAAAGATAAATCACGAATTGTTTTCTTAGAAACTGGGTTATCCGAACTTGGATCGCTAGCAATTGAACGAAGATATATTCGTTGGTATGGACGAAAGGATATTGGTACTGGTATATTGCATAATAAAACCGATGGCGGAGATGGCTTAACTGCTGCGTCTATTGAGACTCGAAAAAAGATATCTATTAGTAGGACTGGAAAATGTGTTGGCGAAGGAAATCCTTTTTATAATAAAAAGCATTCTAAAGAAACATTAGAAATAATGAGTTTAAAAAAGAAAGGGAAACGCACTGGTCCTTTTTCTGAAGAGAGATGTAAAAATATCTCTAATAGTTTAAAAGGAAAGCCAAAATCAGCAGAATGGTCAGCGGTTGCAAAAAAGAATAGAACTAACCGGCCTTGGTCCGAGGCTCGTAAAAATGCAGGCAGAAAAGTAATGACTCCATATGGGGTTTTTAATTCTATGTCCGAAGCCGAACGAGAACTAGGCCTTGGGCATAATGTTATATCTTATAGAGTCAAGACTCAACCAGACACTTATTATATTATTAAGAAATAATTTGGTAAATTGTAATTTGCTATCTCACAACAACTTGTGTTAAAATAATAAAATGACTAATTTATTTAAAAAGGCAGCAGTCTTTACCGATCTCCATATCGGGCTCAAGAGCAACAGTATTTTACACAACGAAGATTGTTGGAATTTTATCAAGTGGATGACCGCTAAAGCTCTTGAGGAGGGGTGCGAAACCGCTATCATGACCGGCGATTGGCATAACAATCGTGCTAGTATTAATATAATAAGTCTTAACTATTCATTACAATGCTTAGAACACCTTAGTAAGAATTTTAAACAGGTATTTGTAATTCCAGGCAATCACGATTTGTATTATCGAGATAAAAGAGATGTTAATTCTGTTGCGTGGGCAAAACATCTAGAAAATGTTGTGATCATTGACGGATTTATGTCAACTGGAGATGTAGTTTTTGCTCCGTGGCTTGTAGGTGATGATTACAAAAAAATTCCAAAATTAAAAGGCCAATACATGTTTGGTCACTTTGAACTGCCAGGATATTTAATGAATGCCATGATTGCATTACCAGAAGGTCACGGTGATATTAAACGCGAACATTTTAATCACTTTGATCATGTATTCACTGGACACTTTCACAAACGCCAAACACAAAAGAATATTACTTATATTGGAAATTGCTTTCCGCACAATTACGCTGATGCCGGGGATGACGACCGTGGCTTGACTATCCTTGAGTGGGGCAATGAGCCCACATATCATGCGTGGCCTGACCAACCCCGGTATCGTGTATTCAATCTCAGTGATGTGTTACAACACACAGAACAAATGTTGCAACCCGGTATGCACGTCAGAGTCAATTTGGATGTAGATATTAGTTATGAAGAAGCTACATTTATTAAAGAAACATTTACCAATACATATGGCTTGCGTGAAATTACTTTAATACCAGCCAAAGTTACAGAACTTACTGAATATCAAATACAAGGTAATATTGAATTTGAAAGTGTCGATCAAATAGTGTATAGTCAACTTACTACCATAGATAGTACGCAATACGATCCAAACTTACTACTTGATTTGTATAGAAACTTATGAAACGAGTTGTCTTATGTGTAACTAACCCTCAAGATTTTATTGACGAACTTGACAATTATAGTCTAATGATTGTTAATCCAGCATCTACGCCAGAAAGATTAAAATACTTATTTGATAAATCAGACTATAGTTTGTTGATAACCGATTCAGAACACAAGTATAGAGACGGCGGCAATTACCATAATGAACGACTGTTATGGTACACTTCTGGCACCACCGGAGACAGTAAGTTTTGTAGTTTTTCACAAGAACAACTAGACTTATTGAGTCAAAGAATATGTCAATCTTATGATATAACTGCCAATGATAGATATACCGGAATTATGGGGTTATGGCATGCGCACGGGCAAGGATTTTATTGGGCTACAAAATTAGCCAAATGCGAACGCTCGTTTATATCGGTCAAGGACATTAAAAAATTAGAAAAAAATAATCCAACATTTATAACTGCTATTCCTGATATTTTAAAAGCCGTTCTTCAATTTGATTTTGATCAATTACGATTTGTTAGATCAGCAAGCTCTGCTTTGGCATCTACATTACGCAATGACTTAAAAAATAAATTCCAAGTTCCTGTGATAGAAGCATTTGGTATGACTGAAGCATTGAGTCATTGTTTTACAAATCCGCTACATGGTGAACAAAGAATTGGTACCGTGGGATTACCTGATGGTATATTAGCCGACATTGTCGATAGCAAATTATATATCAAAGGACCAACCTTGGCTACCCCAGATTGGTACGATACTGGTGATCTAGCAACAAAAGATGAAAAGGGTTATTTCAAAATACTGGGCCGGCACCGAGATCAAATCAATGTTCGAGGATTAAAAATAAATCCGGTTAGTTTAGAAACAAAATTAAAAGCACTATCTGGGATAGTCGATGCAGTTGTCTTTGGAAGTAATTCTGTGAAATGTTTATACGTCGGGGATGTTGCGCCTGATTTGATCGTTAAATGCTTGATGTCTTTAGGCAACCATTGCCGCCCAAAACTTTTAAAACAAGTAGACACTATTCCTATTGGTAGTTCAGGCAAAATTTCTAGATCTTGGTTGGATCAGGAATTTTAAAATGAAAATTTATGTAACCGGCGATAGTTGGACCAAGGGAGATGGATTGGCGTATCCCGAATTAGAATCATGGCCGTCTATCTTAGGCAATATGTTAGGGGCGCAAGTATACAATGATGCATTCTTATCCGGATCCAATGCACATTTTATGTACAAAGTTATAAAACATTTAAAAGATGATTTTGATTTGTACTTAATTGCGTGGACCCATACTTCTAAATTTACTTTTTATAAAAATGATAATAACCATGATGTACACTTTAATACAATCTTAAAAAATAATTTTTACGATCAACAAGATTATTATAAAATTTGGGGGCGTACATTGTTTCAAGTTTGGCACAATAAATTATACGCTTTTAAATTATGGTTGCAACAAATTATACAGATGCAGGCAGTGTTGGAACGTGCAAATAAAAATTATTTAATGGTAAACACTCATTCAAATAATTTAGACCAATGGCTAGCTCCTTGGCCAAATTTTATTGATTCTGTAAAAAATTTAATAAATTTTAATATTATGAGTGATGAACAAATTTATGCCGAGTACGAAGAAATAAACTATTACGTAAAGCTAATAAACACCGATCGATTTTATAAATGGAATCAATTTTACATAAAACAACTAAAATTTAATGAAGTAGGATCCGATAAACACCCGGATGCAATCGGACATATTGCCATTGCAAACGAACTGCATAATAGTGTACAATTAATAAATGTTTAAAATAAAAGATTTAACGGTGCGCAATTTTATGAGCGTGGGTAATACCACTCAAGCGGTTAGCTTTGACCGTAACGACTTAACTCTTGTACTAGGCGAGAATTTAGATCTCGGGGGCGACGACAGTGGAGCACGTAACGGCACGGGCAAGACTACAATCATAAATGCATTGAGCTATGCCCTTTACGGCAACGCCTTAACTAACATCAAGAAAGATAACTTGATCAATAAAACCAATACCAAAGGTATGATGGTTTGTATTGACTTTGAAAAAGATGGACACAGTTATAGGATTGAGCGTGGTCGCAAACCCAATGTGATTCGGTTCTTTGTAAACGATCAAGAAAAAGAAATTACAGATGAAGCGCAAGGCGATAGCAGAGAAACGCAAGCCGAAATTGAACGTATGCTGGGTATGAGTCACGAAATGTTCAAACACATTGTGGCCTTAAACACATATACTGAACCTTTTTTAAGTTTAAAGGCAAATGATCAAAGAACTATCATTGAACAACTGTTAGGCATTACCCTATTAAGTGAAAAAGCAGAGTTGTTAAAAGAACAAATCAAAGCAACAAAAGATGCTATTACTCAGGAAGAGTTTAGAATCAAAGCTGTCACAGACGCCAATTCTCGCATACAAGAACAAATAGAAAATCTAAAACGCAGACAAACGCTTTGGCTTAAAAAGCACGACGAAGACTTAGACAAATTGGTTGCGGCATTTGATGAATTGAATGCTTTAGATATTGAAGCAGAACTTGTAGCACACCAAAAGTTAAACGAGTACAGTAAAAAGAAAGCCGAGATTGACAAAATAAAAGGTTATATCGCACAAAACGAGCGGGACCAATCACGTGAAGATAAAATATTAACCAAGTTACGAGCCGAGTTAGAAGCACTACAAAATCATCAATGTCATGCATGTGGTCAAGACTTACATGATGATAATCATGTGCAGATGCTAGAAGACAAGCAAAAACAAATTAGTGAAGTTGCACTAAATGCATTGAGTGCCCATACTCAGTGGCTTGAGAATACCGAAGCATTAACTCAGTTAGGTGAACTAGGAGATAAACCAAAAGTATATTATACAAGCGAAGCAGATGCTTTTGAGCATCGTAGCAGTATGGGTAGTATCCTAGCACAGTTAACTGCCAAGCAGGAAGAAGCCGATCCCTATGCAGAACAAATCGTAGAGATGAGCACTCAGGCATTAGAAGAAATTGATTACGGTACTATGAATGAACTTGATCGTATTCGCCAACATCAAGAGTTCCTGCATAAATTATTGACTAACAAAGACAGTTTTATCCGTAAACGTATTATTGATCAAAACTTAAGCTATCTAAATGCACGTTTAGGACAATACTTAGATCGTATTGGTTTACCGCATACAGTTAAATTTAACAATGACTTAACTGTGGCAATTAGTGAACTGGGTAGAGAACTGGACTTTGATAATTTAAGTCGTGGTGAACGCAATCGATTAATATTATCTCTGAGTTGGAGCTTCCGTGATGTATGGGAAAGCCTATATCAACCCATTAACTTACTATTCATTGACGAGCTCATTGATTCGGGCATGGATAGCAGTGGTGTTGAGAATAGTTTAGGCATACTTAAAAAGATGAGCCGCGACGCTAACAAATCAATTTGGTTAGTATCACACAAAGACGAGCTGGCCGGAAGAGTACATAATACTTTGCACGTAGTTAAAGAAAACGGATTTACAAGTTATAATACAGATGTCGATATTACGTAAGATATTAATTACCGGCACGTCAAGTGGGTTAGGCAAAGAATTGTTTAATCAATTAAAAGTTACCAACGATGTTATTCCGCTGACTCGACAAAATTTAGATTTGTCGGCTATAGATTCTGTACAAAAATATATAATGCCAAGACTTGATATGCTTATCAACTGTGCCGGGACTGATATTGGCGGTAAGATTGAATTTGTTCAGCACGATTCTACATATATAGTTGATATACTCAATACAAATTTTATTGCCCCCATTTTACTTACACAAAAAGCCTTAATTCTAAATAGCCAATGTAAAATAGTGAACATTACAAGTACCAATAATAAACGCTATTGGCCAAATGATTTGGCTTACAGCTTATCTAAAAAAAGTTTATCTACATTCGGTAATATGTTGCAAATAGAATATCCCAACCTGCAGTATTTAGAGGTAGTGTTGGGTTTAACCAAAACTAACTTTAATTTAAATAGATACAAACATAATCCAAATAATATAGACAATTTATATTCTAATCCGCATTTGACCACAACAGATGTTGTACAACAATTAATGCCCATATTATGGGATAACAAAATAAAATCTATGGAGATATCTCCATGAAATACCCTTGGCAATTGTATCATTGGCATTTTGAAGTTAGCGGCAAATGTACTTTAAAATGTCCCCGATGCCCAAGGAACGATACTGATCCGGTTCCTTGGATTAATAAAGAATTAACACTAGATTTTTTTAAAAAGACTCTGTCTCCGGAGTTGTTGAAAAATACAGTTAAGAGAATTACAATGTGTGGAGATATCGGTGATCCAATATATGCCAGTGAGTATATAGACATTGTTAATTATATTAAAACGCACAACGATAAAATACATGTGTACACTATCACAAATGGAAGTTATAGAAAAGAGTCTTGGTGGCGAGACTTTGCAAAAGTAAGCAACGAATATGATACTGTGAATTTTAGTATCGATGGATACGATGATGCCTCAAATAATTTATATCGTATAGGCAGTAATTGGGATAGTATAATGCAGGGCATGAGTATTATGTGTAATAGCCCTGCGTTTGTTTATTGGGCAACTATTATGTTTTCTTTTAATCAAGATCATATAGACAAAATTAAAAATCAAGCTATTGCAATCGGATGCGATGGATTGCAATTAACTTATAGTACAAAATTTGGTAGCAAGTACGGAGAAGCATATGGCGGGCAAACAGATCCTTTAGAACCCCGTTTAGAATTTATCAGCAAGACTCATCGATATGAAAGATATTTCACAAATCTTTCCGGAAGATCCCAAAAGAACGACGAATACCTTAATCAAAATAAATTATTGTTCTTAGAGAAAAAAGAACTGTATAACAAATTTATAACACCCATGTGTTCAATTGGAAATCGTGGAATCTATGTAAGTGCTGATGGGGTGTTACATCCTTGCAGTTGGGTTAGTTTTCCCTATGTATCTATGTCTACTTCTAGAAAAACTATACATTTTAAAGACAGTTTTCATCAAATTTATAGGGATAAGTTAAATTTAAATCTAAGAACACTAGAAGAAGTACTAAATGACAAAAT